GAGGAGATCACGGTCGGCGCGAATCTGTCACTCTCAGCGGGCTCTCTCGCGGTGACTGGTGTCGCGGTCTCGGGCTCGATCACAACCTCGGGACTCACCCAGTCCACGGCGCGAATACTCGGACGGACGACAGCCAGCAGCGGAGCAGTTGAGGAGATTACAATCGGTTCAGGTCTGACGCTTGCCGCGGGCACTCTCAGCGCGGCGGGCTCTGGTCCTGGCGGCTCGACGGGCGACTATCAAATCAATTCGGCGGGCGCTTTTGCGGCGGGCGTAATCGCGCAGGGATCAACCGGACGACTCACAATCACACCGACGGCCAGCACCTCGGGCACGACGGCATTTTTCAATCTTCGCACTCCGGCAGATACCGGAATAACGACGGGAACCGAAGCCGTCGGAATCTACCTGGGCGGCTCGACGGGCTCGACAGTGACCCGCAATTGGACCGGCCCTGGTACGGTGACGGCTCAACGCGAGATTGTGATTCAGGCCCCGACGTACACCTCAACGGGCGGCGTGACAGTGATCACGACAGGGGCAACTCTGGCGATCACCGGCCCCCCCATCGAGACCGGGACAGTCGGAGTCACAAACGCTCTCGCGCTCTGGGTGCAGTCGGGAAATTCGCGTGTGAGTCTCGACGTCGGCACGAATGCGAGACCGGGTTTCCAGCTCGGCGCATTCAATACCGGGTTTTACCAGACCGGTGTTTTGCTCGCTATATCGTCGCAGGGTATTCCGGCGATCGGGTGGAACGGCTCAAACGGTAACACGACGATCGGCGATCCGTATTCAATAGTTTGGGGATCTCTCGGTCTGACGGTCCCCGATATATCGCTCTCTCGCGCGGCTGTCAGTGTGCTCCGAGTGGGCGACGCTTCGTCCGGTGCGGGTCAGTTGCTTGTTGCGGCCAACGGCACAACCGCGACCGGCCAAGTAACTATTCTCAGCGGGCTCACAAACCGGAACGCGCTATTTGCTCAAGGCGCGGCGGGCGGAACATTCGCGCCGCTTGTGGGTGTCGTCAATCCATCGGTTACCAACATTGCCACGACGCATGTCATGTCGCTGCGGGCTCGATCGACAGGAACCCCGGCGGCAGGGTTCGGCGGCACGCTTAACCTCTCGGCGCAGACGAGCACGACAAACGACGTACAAGCGGCGGAAATTGTGTGGTCCTGGACTACCGCAACGCATGCAACCCGGACCTCTCAATTAGTGGTTTCGGTGGTCGCAGGAGCAACGGCTGTCAACGTCCTGACAATCGATAGCGCAGGTCTGACGATTAGCCAGCGCGGACTCTACCTCACTCAGACCGGCGGCGGGGCAAACTATACCGGATTTATCGCGCCGTCAACACTGACAGCAACGAGCCCATACACGATGCCGACGAACTATCCAGCGATGAACGGCGCAATGTTGGTTTCCACCACGGCGGGAACGCTCTCCTGGATGGGCGATATTACGGATATTTTGGCAACGCAGGTTTTTTCATAACATTATGCCGACATACACAAAACGATTATTTTCCGCGAGTACAAACGGCCAGCCGATTTTAATCGGCAGCACCTCGACGACGATTCACACGTCGATTAATAACGCGACTGATTTTGATGAGGTGTGGATCTGGGCGCAAAACACAAGCGCGAGCGCCGTCAACCTGACGATTCAATGGGGCGGCACGGCAGACCCCGCCAACGCGGTAAAATTGCAAATGGCCGCGTCGAGTGGTTCGTATTTGCTGGTCCCTGGGTGGATTTTGAATAACTCTCTCGTGGTGAGTGCAGTGGCTGCAACAAACAATGTTATCACTGTCACAGGCTTCGTGAATAGGATTACCGCGTAATGAGCTTGCAAGTTCCGAGAATGCGAATGCGTCAGGGTATTGGCCAAGTCGATACCGTCGGGACGTTTGTATCAACATTTACACTGGAATATCTCGTTGTCGCTGGTGGCGGTAGTGGTGGGCACTCATTCGGCGGTGGTGGCGGTGCGGGGGGCGCTCTTACTGGCAGCGTTACCGCGACAGGAGGCGTCACTTATAACGTAAGCGTGGGCGCAGGTGGCGCGGGGCTCACGGCGGCAGGCCAGGGCAACAACGGCAATGCTTCCAGTTTTTCTCTTGGCGGCATTACGACAACCGGCGGAGGTGGCGGTGGTGGCGGTGGCGGCGCGGGTTCAGTGGGACGCCCTGGAGGCAGTGGCGGCGGTGGGTCTGCGACATTCGCTGGAGGAACTGGCGTATCCGGTCAGGGTTTCGCGGGCGGTGGTAGTGGAGCGGCTGCGGGTACGGGCGGAGGTAAAGGGGGCGCGGGTAGTACCACAGTTGCAGGAACGGGAACCGGCGCAACATCAACATTATTGTCCGTGTTTGGCGGAAGTGGAAATTATGGTGGAGGCGGTAGCAGTGCATCTGTAGCAGGTGCGACCACGTTCGGCGGCGGAGCATATGGCCCCTCTGGGGGAACTGCTAATACTGGAGGAGGTGGTGGCGCATGGAATGGCACAAACCCATCGGGACCGGGCGGGTCGGGTGTCGTAGTGCTGAAATCGCCAATTGCCGCGGCCAGCGTGACGGGCACTTTTACCACGATCACCACGGGCGGATTCACCTATTATCGATTTACAGCCGGGAGCGGCACAATTACATTTTAAGAGGGACCCCATGACTTTAACTTCAACAGTAACAGAGCAGAGACAACAGGACTTTTACAGCGAGGTGCGACAGGCGAATAAAGAGGCCTGGAACGCCATGATTAAACTGGTGGGCTACCAACGCGAATGGGCGGCGCAGAATTACACGGAGACGCTCGGCCCCGGAATCGGAGAGAACTCCGGCCTGGTCGCGGGTGATCTCAGCGCGGTGATTTTCGACGCGGCGAACGCAGTCGCGGACGTACTCGCAACAAACGGATACTCAACAGCAATGACAAAATTGCTTTAATCAAAAGGATTTTTACCAGTGAAAAAAATTCAATTGCTAACAGTCACAATCAGTAATCACAGCGTCCCGGATGAGTTTCGGCTTTCCTATCGTCATGAGTTTTTGCAGTTGGTCGAGACGATTCCGGAGGGCGTGAAAGTTTCGGAAATGGGGGCGCTTCTGAAAATTGTGGAGAAGCTCAACGACCTGGACAGCGACTCAATAACCCTGACTGACAGCGAGTGGACGACGCTCCGCGACCGTCTGACAGCCGCTAAATTTACGATCGTCGCCCCGGAGATCGTCGCAATGGTCGCCGCGGTCGAGAATGCGGCGGAGGTGTAGAGATGCAAATATCACCGGCGGGACTGGCGCTAATCAAACGATTCGAGCGGCTCCGGCTCTCAGCCTATGACGACGGTTACGGAAATCGGACGATCGGATGGGGACATCTGATCCAGCCCGGCGAGAACTATCAGACTATCACCGCGGCGCAGGCGGACGAGCTGCTTGCGCTCGACCTGGCGACAGCGGAACGCGCCGTAAACTCGCTGGTTCGCGTCCCTCTCACTCAGTCACAATATGACGCGCTGGTCTCGCTGGTGTACAACTGGGGTGCGGGTAATTTTCGGAATAGCTCTCACCTATCGCTTGTCAACTCTGGCGACTACGCAGGGACCGCGGCCCGGCTGCGGGCGCATCCGATCACGTCCGGCGGCGTCGCCTCTCAGGGGCTGGTCAATCGACGCGCGGCGGAGGCGGATTTATTCGCGCGTGACGGAATCTACAGTCTCGCGGAGATGGGCGGCGCGTCCCCTGCCCCGACGACTCCGACGACCCCCACGACCCCCACAGACCCGACAGACGCGGAACCTGGTAAATCGTGGGTGTATCCAGCCGTCGCAATTGGCGCGGCGTTGCTGGTGATCACTCTAATAAATGACTGATCGACGAGAATCATCAAAAATGGATTGGTTTTTTTCACATATCGGTGAACTGGTCGCCATTGTCGCGATCGTCACCGGAAATATTGTCGGCTATGCGCGACTGCGATTCCGGACCGAGGATCACTCGGCCCGGCTCGATTTTTTGGAATCAGAAGTCGGCATCCACACTCACGACGCAACAGCACACCGGAATCCCGATTTTGAGCGCAGAATTGCAGACCTCGGCGCAGTAATCGCGGAGATCCGGGCGGACGTAAAAACGCTCCTAAACTCGGAAAGGTAAAAAAACATGAACGCTTGGGTAAAAGGCCTTTTGGCCGCGGCCATTGGCGGCGCGGCAAATACGATCACGGTAGTTATCGTCGATCCAGTGAATTTCAATCTGGTGACGGGCGCGGGCAAAGTGGCGACGGTCGCCGCGGTGGGGGCGCTGCTCTCGGTCGCTGCGTTTCTCCAGAAATCCCCGATTCCGGAGGGCAAATAATGCGCGCTTCCCTGCTCTGCGTCGTGCTCTCTGGGGTGGTGCTGATGTCCGGGTGTGACAACTCCGGGCGACAGTTGGCGCTCAATCTCGATCGCGCCGCCGGGTATATCGGCACGGCGACGGCACTCATCGAGCGACAGGCGACAGCCGGGACTCTCTCAACCAAAACGGCGGAGCGCCTGGCGGGAGATCTCCAGCAGCTCAACCGACTCAACGGTGATCTGATCGCCGCGGTGAAACCGCTCAAATCGGCCGACGGTTCGCGGCTGGCCCTCGATGGGGACAACCGCGCGCGATTGCTGGCGATACTGACGGCGGCGCGCCGGGTAGTTGTGTCGAGATTGGAGGATCCAGATTTTCTGACGCTGGCGGATAATCAGCGCCGGGAGATCACCGCGATTTACACGCAGATAGAGACGCTGATCCAGCTCTCGGCTGAAATTGTCCAGACTGCAAAGGCGGTGAAACAGTGAGTAAGGAAAAATCGATTCTTGACGTTCTGAATTTTGGGTCTGAGTTGCTGGTCCTGCTCTTGGTCGAATTGCGCCGGGAGACAGTCCGACGCGGATTGTCCCTTGACGAATTGATCGACTCGGCAGAGAATCAGACCCGCGAGAATGAAACCAAACTCGCGGAGTTACTCGGCCAACTAACCACAAATTCCACGCGATAGCGCGTGTCCCCGTTGAAACCCTTTTGACCGTTGCTTATAGTCCCCGGATGGCCGGGGACTATTTCATTTTGTGACCCAGCGATAACCCGAATTACTCCGGAGGCTTGCCTTGTCCGTTCGCCGCTGCGATTGCGGCGTCAATAACCGACAATGCGCGATTGCGTGATTGGCTACAACCAGAACAAGTGCAACGAATCGGCCCCTCGATATACTCTCGACAGGTCTGCAACGCCGTCAATAATTGAGCGTTTAGTTGCGGTGGCGGCCCCCCAATAGAACGGAAAATAATCCTAAAAACGCCTTTTTGAGCTTTCCACCGGTCCCACTTTTTAGCCATTACGTTACCTTTCCCTTCGCTTTTGTGACCCATCTATACCCAGCATCGCCCCCCCACAACAACCACGCAATCAGCCCGGCGGACGGGTAGCCCTGCTCACCTGGTCGCGCGCCTGGGGCTATCAGGTCCACAGCGTGACGGGAGAAATATGCGCGCATCCGGGCGCGTGTACGCTCGGAGACCGGGCGACCGTTCGCCAGGTCTCTCGCTCTCGCGACTCCGATGGCGGTCCCGCCGCGTCCATATTGACGCCGGAGATCGAGCCCGCGCGCGGCGGCGCGTTGGACGGCCAGCGGCGGGACGAGTGAATCAGCCTTCATTCCTGAGCCTCTCAATCTCGCGTTCGATCCTCGCAGTAAGATCCTCTCTCGCCACAATCCCAAACTCCGCAAGCGCCTCAACGACGTGACCCCGCGACAACTCCGCGACCAGGGCGGCGCGTGTGGTTTGGTGCAGTGTCTGAAGATTCCCCGCGTCCGCTAACGACTGGTAATAGGATTCCCAGTCCACAGACTCAGCCGCGGCCAGAGTGTTCCCCGCTCTGGTCGTCAATTCGAGTAAGATCGACGCTTTCGCGTAATCGATCAAAAGTAATTCTATCTCCGCCATAGTACCCCCTAAATTTCGCGCAGACTTAGCGCGCCTGACGTTTTTCGACCCTTACGGGTAGATAGGTGTGCCCGCCGCGATTTTTCGACCGTGGCGGGCATTTGTGCACGATTTACCGTCCACTAATCCGAACGGTGAACCCGCCGAGTTCATATTTTCTTATAATCTGTTGCAAATAGGTCTGAGCATGTCTGACGGAATTAAAAATTTCCGTCGATGTCAGCCCCTTGTGAGTGATCGAGACGCCATAGCGCCCCATTGATTTCTTCATCTCGATAACTCTCTGATCCCTCTCGGAATCTCCCTGGGCTATTAGTCGCATGTTTTCTCCTGGTCGGCGCGTTTTTTTGACGATCGCCGACGGCTTAAAAAAATATCTTCGTTTTGATGGATCCGGTAATCCCTCGCGGGTGCGATGTCTACCGCGTCGGGGGCGGGTGCGGGCTCGGCCGCTTCAATTGCGGCGACCTGCTCAAATTGAGCTTGGAAGATGTCCCACGGCTGCGGACGCTCATCATACTCAAAACAAGCGCAACGATGCACGATGTAGGCATGTTCGGCTGCGGTCATTCCTTGGCTCCCTTCCCGACGGTGTCAACCATCGCGCGGGCAGTACCGCTCAAAGTCGAGAGAAACCGCGGGCGGAAATGTCCGCATTTTTTGCACTCATGACCACCGTCAAAAATCGTCTGTGCCTCTGGTCTCTCCCCTGACCACTGATAATCATGCTGGCAATTCATCATCCGCATCAGTCCAGGCTCGATCGGGGATGGTTGGTCGCAGATCGCGAACCACGCCTGGCGGAGATGATCCACGCCGAATGGAACGTCCGTGTAGGTGTAGTCTGACAGCGCCTGGCGGAGGACCTGCTGAATCCTCTCGGCGGGAATGTACTGGGTCAGCGCCGACCAAGTCAGGCCGACCTCTACAGCGCCGCCGGATGTGGCGGAGATCGTGAAGCCTCGGGCCCGTTGCGCGGCGCAGTACGCGCCGATCATGGCGCGCTGGTGGTCAGTGTAGGAGTCCGACAGCCCGGAGACTGTCGAGATCGGGCGATCGTTCGGCTTTTCGTGATTTTGCATGGGTGTCCTTTCCGGCGGCGGTCGCCGCGAGTGAGTTGTTTTGTGCGTTGCGAATCCAGCCCTTCCAGGACCGGATGAGGGCGACCCGTGACCGGTGCTGGGTCTCGTGGTCCAGGTGATACGCGATCCAAGCGCGCGTCGCCATGTCGAGATTCACGGCGGGCGCTTCTTGGGTCGCCCAGGCTGTCAGGGAGTCGTCTAAATACTCATCCAAGAATTGATTAATATCAGAAACACACCACCCACTTTTTTTCCCGTCGCGTGAAGCGCGCGGCAAAAAACTCTGTGCTGTAATCTCTGTTGTATTCTCTGCATGGAAGGTTGGCGGGAATCCTGCCGACCGGATGGCAGAATCCTGCCGACCGGATGGCGGGATTCCTGCCGACCGGATGGCAGAATCCTGCCGACCGGTTAAGAGCTCGGTCAGCCGATCAGCATCGATTTTGAAATATAATCGATTGTCCTCGCCGCCTCTTCTCTCGACGAGGACTCCGATTAATCGCAGGGCTTTCCGCGCGGTCTCCTGCTCTGACCTGGTCAAAAATGTTTCTGCGGTCCACTGATCCCGCGACTTGTAAAAAAATCCCGAAGGATCACTTGTCCGACGGGACCAATAAACGGCTTGCGATAGAAAAACCCCGGCTGTCACCGATCCAGCCATTTCGGCGAAAACTCTGTGGTATGCAATGGGGCGATCTAATAGTTCCAAAATGTTCGACATGTTCCTCCTGTTTATAATCCGGGGACTCGCGCCCCCGGATGCTCGATCATCGTTTGTGCTTATCTATCGATAATAGTCCTTTCAAAATTCTGGCGGGTCAAATAACCCGGTCTGTTTTTCGGGTGAAGCCACTAACTCGGAATTGTGGCTTCCGGTGCGGTGCTTATTGCAGAACCTGAGAGACCCACTTTTCCACGCGTGGATCTCACACAGTGGAAGATGACATGGCGCGATAGCCTCTTTGTCCCACGCGTGGCAATGGGTCCGCGCGTAGGAATAGCACCCAGGCTCCGAACAGCTCCGCATGGTCCAGTCAGGAACGCGCCCACTCATGCGGGCTCCTGAGTGGAGAGGGCGACAGCCTGCGAGACTGTGACGGGCGCTGTCCCCTGCTCCTCCGCGGCGGCTTGTGCCAGCGCGGAGAGGAACAGCGAACGTGCCATTTCCGTAGTCGATTCAATGAATCGAGCAGCTTTCACCCGCTCGAAGGCGGCGACGTGTTCGCCGCTGATTTTGAATTGAATGTAAATTTTATTCATGATCCCTCCGGGCGATCCGAAGGCAATCGCCAACAATGTACCAATCAGACAGTCGTCGGACATCGACCAAGTCCGGGAACTCCTCATGCGTGTTCCAATTCAAGGTTCCGTCAGGCTCGACCCTGACCGGGTATCCGGTCCGGGGCGCCCCTGCCGTCGTCGAGGCGAACCAAGCGCGGCCATTCTGCTCAAATCCTACCAGGTCGTCACCTGGACGGCGGAGATAATGCCAGATACTGCTCTCCTGCCCCTGAGACCAGCCAGAATGGAAAGACTCCTGCCCGATATAGACACCGTCCGGCTCATAAGCGGAGCGGATACAGGCCGCACCATCTGGCAGAAAAGAAAGCCCCGGATCGACCTGACGGGACTGGGGACAGCCCCAATAGCGGAGAACCGTCTGACCCTGGGCGAACGTAGGCGCGCGGTGAAACATCAGGACCCCCTCCCCTGTCCACGTCGTGAGACGGGAATCTACGCACTGGTATGAAGTCGAGCCCAGAATATGCACTGTGAGTTTATCAAGCGGCATCGACTCAGAATGCCAGTTGTCGAGACGCTCACCACGCGCGGTAATCTTGGCAATTTTGTCCGCACACCTTGGGCAGGTGTACGAACCATCTCCGGCGGGTCCGCGCGGGCAGACGACTTCAATCTCTCGGTCGTCGGGGATCTCACCCGACTCCGGCAGCATGACCCACTGCCGGAGAGTCTCCCCGGCATAGACGCAATGCCAAAGAAAACCCGCAGGGGCGACCGGAGCCAGCATCAGGTCATCTCCGCTCACTCGGGCGGATACGACAGCCTCCGGGGCAATCAGTATCAGCCCCCCGATTCGGCCTGACCAATTGGTCAGGATGGACGGGACATTGAGCCCCTCGCCGAATGGCTGGAGGTCCGGCAGACTGGCGACGCCGCCAGCGAACAACCAGAGATCCCGGAGAGGCATTCCGGCGAATGCTTCCGGCGTCCGGGTCTCAATCACTGACGCCCGAAACTGGTTCGTGGTGCAGCCGCAATGGACGCATTGTCTAAGCACGATTTTGGGGTACGCAACAAGCGCGCCCTCCTCTGGACGGTCGCCCGTCCAGAGTTTGCCAAACGCGCCAATGCCCCGCCGTATACGAAAAATCTCGCTCATCGTGCACCTCCTAACCACGCTAACAAACCAATCAGAACGCCTATGACAAAACCATAGACAAGGAATTTGAGCATCGCGTCAAAGATTTTCATGCGTCTCCTTTGTGACCGGGTAGTAAGCCCGTCCGCCTTTGCAGGATCGGCCCCAAGCCACGACGCCGCTCCGATACTGGTTATCAAGATCATGCTGGAGAGCCTTAAGATATTTATCCGCGTATCTCTTGGCGGTCCCTTTGAGTTCATACGCGAGGAAGGTCTGAAGGGTGTATCCGTTGCCGTCGCCGCGTTCCGCGTTGGTTCGCAAATATTTGTTTGTGTACATCGAAGCCATTTTTTTCTCCCGGTAGTGGCGGCGCTATTGCCGCTTGTCGTCGGGACCGTGTGTCCCTCTGACAAAATGGAGATTACCGGAACCGCTCTCAGGTGTCAAGTAAATTTTAGTGAAAAATAGTAATTTTAATCTAAGCTCCTTTTGCAATAAAAAAGAGGGGCAGTCCGTAGACTGTCCCTCATATACATGTCATGCGGTGGTCTGGGTCTCAATCCCCTTCCTCGCCCGTTTCATCGCGACCCATTGCGTGATCGATTCGGGCGTTGCAGTCGGCAGGGCCTTAACTCCCAGATAACCCAGATAGACACGTCCGCGGCGGTGGCGGTGATCCTGTCCCGGTGGCAGATGCCAGGCTTCCCAGCCGCCGCGGGCGTTGCGTTCCCACTGGATCCCCGGCAGGACTGGCAGACCAGCGCCGGGAATGGTCTCGTATCCGCTACCGGAACGTTCCGGAACATGTTCCGGTAGCGGGTCTGGCGTTGCCTGGACAGGCTCGACGACAGCGGCGCGGGGGGCTGGTGGCGGCGGCACATATAGCGGCGCACGGCGGAGAGGCTGGGCGACCTCTCCGGCCCGATCCGGCGGCGCTAGTGAGGGCGGTTAGAGTTGCTCCCGGTCCACGTCCGAGCAAGCGCTCGATCCGCGACCGACTCATGCGGGCGGGCGTACTCGGTCCGATCGGTCTCGGCGACCTGGTCGGACTCCTCTCCGGAGTTGAGGACCAGCGCGCAAATCGAGAGCAGCAGCGCCCCGGCAATCGCGGAGAGCGGGGGAAGGGAATAGAGCCCCTGATCGAGCAGCCACGCGGGAATTTTTGCTTCCAGCGCCGCGCGCTGGTTTGTGGCGGTTTGGGTGACGCTCTCTGTGGCGGAGATTTTGGCGAGCTCGCGCATGGCCTCTCGCGTACCGCTTATCCCAGCAAGCGATTTTACCGCCTCGGCCCGGCTGGCGATTTCCGCGCTTTTATTTTGCGCGGTAAGTTTCGAGACCTCGGCGGTCTGATGGTCGGCGCGCATGATCATTATTGCGATTGCGGCGACACAGACCATAATCGCGGCAATCCCGAATTTTACCGCCAACGAGACCGCGCGCATTACCGCATGACCTGTGCGCGTGGACCAGTGCGAAGAAAACCACATAACGCAGTCAGTCAACAACAGTCCGCCAATCGCAAGCAGGGCGAACCCGTCCAGCGTTGTGTAGTAGTGATACGCCAGAATCGGCAGACAGCACAGCGTGATGAGCGCGCAGAAAAGATAGCTGAAAACTTTAACCTCGGTTTTGAATCCGTTTTGCATGGAACCTCAATTTTGTTTGTGGGTTGTGGTCAGGGCGGGGAAGGCTCAGGGCAAAAAAAAGCTCAACCACCGCCGGGAGACGATGATCGAGCAAGGGGATTATGACCGATGCGCGGTCAGGTGTCAATTAATCCGGTTCGATTTTGGCACACCTCCGCCGAATTGAGCCTGGCGCATTATCGCGCGCAGGGTCTCGACGAACGCCGTCGCGTCCTCGTCCTCAAGTGCGATCTCGTGACCGTCGAGTAGGTGAATCCGGTAATCGGTCGGTGTGATCTCTGTTACGCTGGCGATGGCCGCGACGTTTATCGCGACATTGCCAATTATCACCATACCCAGCAAGCCCAGCGGTTCAAGATTTTTATTCGTTGTCATGCGGTTTCTCCTGATGAAAATTTACGTGTAGATATTCAATCGAGCGGTCGAGCTTGTCCGACCACTCGCGACCCAGTATCCGCCGGGCGATCGAGAGCGCGGGGAACTCGCTACCCAGCCAGGCGATTAACCCGGCGGCGGTCGGCTGATTCAGCGCCGTTTCGATCGTGGCGGCGGCTGTCGGGTACTCGGCGCGAAATTGATCCCGCCAGACTGACAGCCGCTCGGCGTCCGCAGTGGCGGCGATTCGTTGGAGCTCCTCAAGCGTCGCCAGCAGTATTAGATTATCAGGCTTGCTCATTGTCTGGCTCCTCCGTTGAAAGCGCCTTCTGTAGTTGCTCGATCCACTCGGACGATCCTTCACGCCTCAGCACGGGCGCGGCATGGGGGAAAAATGATTCCAAAAAAGCGAGGCAATCCGCCGGACTCATCTCCAGAAACGAATCGATCAGCGGGTTTACCTCGGGATGTTGCGCGGCAAAGCTGTCCGCAAATGTCGCCGCGGCGGCGGCTGGCGCGTCTGCCTGGCGGTATTGGATCACGGTTCCGAGCAGCGCTATTTCCGGTGACGGACCGCGTTCCGGGGCGATCGTCGGGGGCGCTGGTTGTGGTGGCGGCGGTGCGACTGGTGGCGGGGCAGGGAAGCCGCCAGGCGCGAACATCGGCGGCGCTGGTTGGCGCATATCGCGCAGACCAGCGAACAGTTGCTGAATTATTGCTGGGCCATTGTCAAGCGCTGATTTTATGACCGGCCCCCAACTGTCAGCGTCTGACGGTTCTGGCGCGCCGAATAGACGCTTGCTGATTTTTTCGGAAAACTGCCCGATCACGTCGCTATTTGAGGTGATCAATTTGAGGAGCGCCGCTTCCTCGGTCAATTGCGCGGGCGGATTAGCGACTCCGCCGGAGACCTCCGGAAATAGCACCGTTCGGAGTTTGGCGAGCTCCTTCAACTGCTCGATCGTCTCCGAGAATCCGGGCGGTGTCGGGATGTAGGGGGCAGGGCTGGCGGTAGTCGGGGCGGTGCGGTCAACCTCGGCGATCACCTCCGGCGGCGGTGGTTCCAGGCTGATTACCTCCGGCCAGTGTGCATGAATTCTTCCGTTTTTCTTGATCAGTACGCGGAAATGGTTGGCCTTGTTTGGCCGGGCGAACTGTGACCGAATATCTTCGATGAAATCGACCGACATCGGGCGCGTTCCGCAATTGATCCGACGGGCCCCGGCATCGTGACGACCGTCTTTCTCGAATGCCGGGAGGCGCTCGACGATCATCGTCCAGGAGAATTGACGCTTCTCAACCTGGAGGTCTCTCAACATCTCCCCGATTGCGTCGGGATACTGGTCGCCGCTCTCGACCTGCGAGGGCTGGCGATAGGGCGGCAGGACCGGAGAATCCATGTAATCGTCGCCGTCATCGTCCGGCGCGTGATACTCGACCAGCTCGGGTTCCGGCTCTGGGTCTGATTTTGTCTCGATCTCCTCAACCGGGACGGTTTTTGTATAGGTGGTGGTCACGCGGTGGACCTGTCTCGCGACGGGGATTCCGTTCTCGACAGGCAGGGATTCAGGCGCTTCGATATTTTTTTTTCTTGCCATACAGTTACCAAGCATTTACACGTTTTTACCAAGTGATTCGCCAAGCGGCGACCAAGCTAGATTACAACGCTTTACAAAAAAAACAATTGACACCTGACATTTCCCGTGGTGATCTGGTCGCGGAGGTACGATTGATCACGTATGAACGATTACCTGATGGGATTCCGGGGACTATCCGAACGCTGGCGGCAATGGCGGCAGCGGTGCGCGGTGACGTCGGCCCGGATTATTGCGGGTATCGGTCGGAAGTGGTCAGGCGCGCAGCTATCCGCATTTGCATGGGGATTCGGGGCCACGACTCACAGGGCGAGCTCGGGGCCCTTTTTGAGTTTGTGCGCGACCAGGTGCGTTATCGCGCGGACCCCTGGGATACTGAGAGAGTGCAGGACCCGTGCCAGACACTGCTACTGGAGAGCGGCGACTGTGATGATAAGTGTGTATTACTCGCGGCGCTGGTGGCGTCTCTGGGTTATTTGCCGCGTTTTGTCGTGCAGTCGCAGGACCGTCAATTTTTTGACCACGTTTATTTAGAGATTGAGCGTTCTGGGCAGTGGATCGCGCTCGACCCTACAGCCGACGGACAATCCGGGCTGGAGCTGGCAAGCGTCGGATGGCGAAACCCTACGGGGTGTGAATGGATTTATCAAATTTTTGAGGTGCGATAATGGATTACTTGTACGGCTATCAGGACCCCGCGTGGCTTCAGATTGCAAATCGCGGAATCGACGTTCTCGGCGCTCGATACGGGCAGGGGCAATACACCTCTCCCGATAATCCGATGTATCGGCAGGGCGGCGGCGGGGGGCTGGTCGCCACAGGTCCGGCTCTCACGCCTGGCGCGGTATCAGGGCAGGGATTCCAGATTAACTGGTGGGCTGCGGCTCTCGGCGGTGTTTTGATCGGGGCGTTTCTGCTCGGTCGGAAGGGCAGGTAACTATGGCCTGGCGTGGACATCTCAGAAGTCGCGGACTCGGTGAGGCTCTCCCGATCCGCTTGGTGATCGATAATCCGATTCAGGTAGTCGGTCAGCGTGGGACATATCGCGTCATTGGCGCGCCGCCAAACGCGGAAATATTCTGGTCGAGCTATAAGAATGGCGTGGCAACGGGCGAATTAAACGCCAGCTACGGCCATAAAGTGGAACCAAACGGAACCGCCTCAATCTCGATGGGCGCGCCGTGGACGGACGACCAGACGGGAAATTGGATCAAGGAAATTTTGGTCAAGGATGCCGCCGGAAACATCTCGACCGCAATGGTCCCATTCTCGGTTATTGGCGCTGGCAGTGGCGCGACGGCCCCGGCCCCGACATCAACAAACCCCCTCACCAGCTCGATTAATATCGCAGGGATAAATATCCCGGTCTGGGTTCCCGTCGCGGCAGTGGTCGCCGTGGTTGCGATGAAAAAATAATGAAACGACGCGCCATCCCAATTCCGTTTCTTGTGCCTGGTGTCCTGCGACGCAAGCCGCCAGGACTCGGATTTTTGCCGTCTGGCGAGTCGGGCGACGGAGATAGATTTACTGATTTTTGGGACCCCTACGATTACATGTCACCTCGTGATAGTGGCTGGTACGGCGCGGGCGGTGGCGGTAATTACGACTACAATTATGGGTATCAGGACCCCGGCGGTTCCGGCGGCTATGGGCCCGGCGATACCATTTACATGCCGCCAACAATTGAGCGTCTGCCCTTGCCCCGATCAGACTGGGACCCGCTTCACCTGTTCACGCCGTGGCTGTACGATCCAGGCATCTACGATTTTACGTATGATCCGGGCATCCCGCCGGTTCCGCGATCGGGCGCAACGACCCCACGCAGACCGACGACGCCGACGACCCCGACGACTCCGCCGCGGCGACCGTCGCCAGGTAGCAGCGGGACGACCAGACCGACCCCGCAGAATCAGCAGTGTAGAGCGCCGTTTATTTTTGACGCGAAAAATAAAAAATGCGTGTTGCCGCCGTGTCCAGCAGGACAGGCGTTTTCGATCTCGCAAAATAGATGCGTCCCGATTCCGCAGTTGACCGCGGAGGATGAAGTTCGGGATCCGTTTCCGTGGTGGCTTGTGGTGCTGATTGGAACCGGTCTGGTAATTGTGACATCGAGACCGAAAAAGTAAATGTGTGAGTGTATGCAAAATTCAGGACTCGGAGCAATAACAGGCAGACCCGTCCACGTTGGCGCGCCGTTTGAGTTGGGCGTCGAGCTGGGAAATGTGCTGTTTGCGACGGAAGCAACCAGAATGCCGACGCTCCTCACGGAGATCGAAAGCAAACTCGCGGCCTCTGGATATATCTCCGGCCTGATTCGCGCTTATCAACTGTCCGGGACGATTAACCCATTTATCGTTATCGCTGGCGGGAGTGGTCGCGAATATGGTTCTGATCTCGATCTGAGAGACGCGGTGTTATCTGTGCTCGACGGAGTAATGAAGGGCATCGGCAGCAACATCAATTATGCCAGCGTCACATTCACGGCGCAGACCTACGACCCGCAGACCGGACAAACAACAGTCTCGACGACTCCGGCCCCGCGTGACGCTGTCACCGGTGGCGTCGGGGGAACTCTCGACCAGGTCGGGCAGACTCTCGGCGGCTGGTTCGCGACAGACTCACAGACGGGATTGATAATTGGTGGGATTGGCCTTCTCGGGCTGGTGTTATTGCTGAAACGAATATGAAACGAATAATTGCCACGCTCAAACTCAATTTTGCACCGTCCACAACGGGCCCCGGTCCGCTTCTGTGGTCTTCTCCGGCTGTCCAGGTGTCGGCGGCGGAGGGGCTGGCGCGATTGATTGCGGCTCTCGGTCCTGAGTATGTGCAGGGTTCCGGCGAGATTTTAACCAATACTGGATTCGCGATTGTTCGATTGACAGTCACCGACCGCGGAGTTGAGATCGTGCGGAATTTTTGGGATGTGAAATCCGTTCAATCTGACACCTTGGCTTCAACATTTGTGCAGCCTGACATGACGAATGCCCCGGTGTACTCGACAAGCCCCGTCCAGACCGCGATACCTGTCCCGACGGTGGGTGTGTCACTGCCTGGAGCTGGCGCGGCGCTGGGAGTACCGCCGACGATGGCGACGACCGACGCGGGGGAGGTTCCAAACTGGCTATTGTGGGGCGGACTGATCGCGATTGGATTTTATTTGATGAAGGGGACTCGATGAGAAAAGCAACGACAAAAAAACGCAATCCGCGATACGTCGCGACAGATGAAAGCGGTTATGAGCTGGCATTTATTCCGGCTTTCAACGCTGCTGAGGCTTTGAAAATTGCTAAAAAACGATACCCTGGGCGAAAGCTGAAAATTACAAAAGTCGATGAACAGATGTACATCGGGCGAGGCGCGAAAGAGCTGGAAGCAAAAGAGCGACAGCTCCGGAGAATTGCACGCGCGGGAAGTCGCAAGCGTAACCCCCTCGGAGACGCGGACGCCGCGAATCTCTACCATGAGCTAAATCAGGCGGGGCAGGGATTCGCCATCGGTGAGGATTACGACGACATCGGCACGGCCTCGGCGGCCAGTGGCTGGCACGTCGTGCACCGATACACGATATCTCTCCTCCTCGCGGAAGATCCTGCGGGACGGCAGTTTCTCGTTGGCGGTGACGGGCAGGGGCGCGGACCGTGGGCGGTCTCAGTCCCGCGAGAGAATCCCCGTCGTGGAGTGGCGCGAACCGTCACCCGGCGCGCAGTGGCGCGGGGCGTAGTCCAGCCGCGACGGCGCAACGCAACGCATATCCACGCGGATAAAATCGATCATCTGGACGTGGCGAAAATTCATAATCCTTCTGATGAAGATGAATATGTCCGCCTGGTATTTGAGGGGCGCGAGGGACTGATAGACGAATATTATTTGGCGGACGATGAACGCACAGAAACATTAATCGCCATGAAATATGGCCCCGGATTGCATACCATGCCAGCCTATTACGGCTCAGATCCGGATGAACTTGGTGATCCTACGGTTTACACCAAGACAGGTCATTACGTTACTTTTGAAGTTTAGGTGAATATGAGTCCACGCATTCAACGAAAACGCAAACGGCGCAACCCTTACAACTCGCGCGGCGAATGGGTGATGGATCTCAATCACGTCCCAGGCGTAGATCCAGAGCTGGACGCGCTCTATTCCGATCCAGAGTTACGCGCGCTGGAATACGAACTGGAGCATGACGCGCGTCATCAGCTATTGCGGGACCTTGTGTTGAGCGGTGAGGCGACCGCGACCGAAATCAGCGAGTACAACAGCGATGAACGACCCCGACGACTGATTCGGCGCGCGCTGGAGATTGGAGATTCTCGACGAAAAAACCCCCGGCGCCGTAACGCGCTTGACCGCGACTCCGATCACCCGATTGAGGTAACGCGCCATTATCGAACGGGCCCCCCTGGGTATCTGTCACCGTGGCAGCGCGCCGCCAGTATGGGGCAGAATGAATTATTTTCGACGGGTATCGCCCTATCCAGTCGGGCGGCGGACCGGCTCAAATCGCGGAATCCTGGCGTTACAAAAGCGGCATATAAGGCGGGATTGAAAGAGGCTACCGCAGCGCAGCTCGGGAAGCTGGCGCGGATTGGACTCAGAACCGGACACACAGTCGCGGAGGTCAAATCCGACTTGAAGGCGACCGGACGATTCACCCCGGCGCAGATAACGCGCGGACTCGACCAGGCTACAGCGGCAGAAAAGCGACAGAACCCAAAGCGGCGCGGGAATGCTGAATTTAGCAGCAACATGATAAAACAGCTTCGCGGTTATTACGGAAAAATTCAATCAATTGACCCGTCAAGTCCCGCGTATGTGCAACTGCAAAAAACATTAGAATCATACCTGAAACGGCCTGACGGGGAATTGCTATTGCAGCAAATTGCAAACGCTAAAATCAAATGGGTGAGTTACGAGGCTGCAAAAATTCTCGGTTATGATGCGGGCACGGCTTTTAGTATCAGCAAGGGTCAAAAAAAGGCGGGTGATTCATCGATTTTTAATAAACAGTTGAACCCCGGAAAGGGTTCGGCCAAAACTCGCGAAATTTACGAGAAATTCAACGGTCGCCCGGCGCGGAAAACGACAACCACGACCGCGCCAAAAGGTACGCCCAAAAATGTCGCCAAGCTGGGCGCGCTCCGCCTGATCAAAACGACCGACGGGCGCAAATGGGCATTTTCCGGCACTGGCGCGCCTGACCTGGCTGCGGATTCTCGCGGACGGCTCCATGTAGTGGGTGGCAGCTATCGCGCAAATCCGGCGGGCGAACACGTCGGAGAGATCGAGCAGATCGAGTACGAGACTCGGAAGCCGCATCTCGGACAGCCCAAGCAGACAATTTATTATCATCGTCTCGGTGAGGAGGGCGGCAAGCGCCCGCGCCTGGTGATCGACCGTGAGGGCCTGATCAAGATCCACGGCGGCGACTATCGAATTGAGGCGGACGGAATACACGACTAACGCGCACGCGCGCAGACCGCCATTCGGCGGGGAGGAGGCATATGCCAACGAAGGTTAAACTGGTCAATCCTGGGCCCGCGGCCCTAATGATCGTCAATCCCACAGGAGGGAAAATGCGAACTCGCAGCAAAACGCGCCGCAAGTCGGCCCGCAAGAATCCAGTCAGCAAAGCAGCTTATCCGGCCCGCGTCCGTCGCCGTCGCGCGATGAACCCAAAGCGCCGAACGGCGCGCCGTCATAATCCAGGGCTCAATCTCGGTCTGCTCTCTGAGGGCGTGACCCTCGCGGCGGGCGGTGGTCTGACCCAGTTCGTCACGAACATGGTCCCGGCAATCGGCGGCATGTCACCATTGGCAGACGCTGGGCGGACCGCGGCGGTCGCCTACATTCTCGGGATGGTCGCGAATCGCGTCGGGCTCTCTCGCTTCTCGCGACAGATCACGCTCGGCGGTCTGGCCGTCACCGGCGCGAAGCTCATCAACTCGTTTCTGGTCCCGTCCATCTCATCGGTCTTCGGCCCGCGGATGGTCCAGGAGGCTCCGGCCCCGGCTGGAATGAATGGAATCGGGATGTATCGTCCGGGAATGAACCCGTACAGCGCCTATAGCGGTTTGAACGGCATCGGCGTCCAGATGCCGGGAATGTTCCCCTATGGCGATTACGCGCCGGACCCGAACGCCTAAAACTCAATAGCGGCGGGGCTTCGGCCCCGTCATCCATCAATGTTGGTTGTGTAGGGGAACCAGATCCCTCACGGAGAAAAAAAAGATGTCTTATAACGGAATGCCGCTGGCTAATCGCGTAAATTTCGCGAATCAGGCCCCGAAATCGACGCTCGATAATGTCGATCCCTCTCAATACCAGATGATCGCGAATATCATTCGCGACAATCCAGGCGCGCGCCTGGCGAGTTTCTACGGGCTGCGACTGTACGACGTTGCGCGTGTCGCCGCTGGGACGGCCTTCAATTCGTCGGAGTTTGAGCTGTTCGCCACTCCAGTCGGACAGCAGACGACGGAGATGAACGGTTCCACTCAGTACACCAAGAGCAGAATCGACACAAACATGTCTGTGTCCCGCCAGCTCCCGGCGAGCCAGGAAGCATGGATTACGTCGATTCAGGTTCGCGTTCTCATCTCGGGAAATCTCGACGTTACGACCCAGACCGGCGCGAATCTCGGCCTGGCGAACAACCCCGGACTGGGAACCAGTCTCACGGCTGCGATGGACGCGCAGGCAACCAACCTCGCGCAGGCGGCGCTTGAATCGATTTACCTCAAATTCTCGTACAATCAGACGACGTTTGAGGAGGGTCCGCTGTATCTGTTCCCATCACGCTACGGAATCAGCGGGTACTCAGGTCCGGTCAATGTCACGCCAAACGCCGCGGGAACTGGAGTCATCCAGAACGAAACCGCCGTCAACAACGGATTCGGGTACGTCTACCGTCTCCCGGTGTTCCGGCACATTGAATCGTTGTACCAGTTCAACGCGACTCTCCAGGCGCTCAACACGTTTACCCCGACCCGGAATTTCCGGATCCAGGTCATCCTCGAAGGACTTGGCGCGAAGGGTGTCACCGGCTAATAGCGGTGCTCTATTCAGTTTGTCGGGACAGTTGTCCTGACAATTGCGTTACGGATATACCGCGTTCACTGGCAAAAATCCGCGCGCGGGGTGAAAGGCCCCGCATCAACTTTGATCAACAGGAGAGACCCATGGGTTATGGCATTTATGGCGGGTATTTCTCGGAATACGTCGCGACAATCCTCAAAAAGTACAAGACATGGCAACCGCTCTATCTCACGACCCTGATCGGTTTCGACGGCTCGACGGCATCAGAGCGGACGACGTGCTTTACTCCGCAGGTTGACAGCGACGCGATACTATTCGGCGGTCATACGAATTTCAGCAACGCTCAGGTAAATCTTAGAGTCACTGACACGGGCTCTGGGTATGTGTGGAACGTGCTACAGGCGGCGACAGGAGCCACGACCAGCGGAACCCCGATTACCGCTATGGCGGGCGCGTCAACTCAGGTCATGCCGATCCTCGCGCTTGTGTGCCCGTATTTTCTCAGCAGGCAGAGCAAACTCCAGATGGACTTTACGAACTCGGCGACCAGCGTCGCAGCCGCGACCAGCTCAATAACGTGGGTAGGCATCAAACTTCTCAGTTAAGGACTTTTATGATTCTGGTTCCGTGGATGGAGTCAATTCCACTTGGTACTCTCGGGCGTTATCTGTATTACAGCACGCCTCAAGATACCGTTGTAATCCTGACGGGATTCAACTTGGTCTACGGTCGAACGCTTCCAGACGATCGGACTTTTGATATTCAGATGTCGGATAGTAGTTCGCCGGATACTTGGACACCGTTCTATTTTGCGCCATATCGCGCGCTATCCGGGTATCAGGATCAGGGAGTTTCCCCGGTAAGTCAGCTCCCGGAACCGTTTCGGATTCGGCCATTTTCGCGGATTCAAATTGGATTCAAGATCGGAAGTGGAGTGTATCCCATCGGCACAAAAAACACGTTTACGCTGGTCGGAGTGCGGGAGGTGATCACATGAGCCTACAACTAAATCACATGCGCCTGATCGCGGAAATGGCGCGCGTTCCGTACAGTGAAATTGTCCCGCATATGTTCGGCCAGGATTACGACCTCACAGCCGATTATGGGACTTTCATCGCGGCGACAACAAATGTCCCGGACAACTCCGGTCTGGTAGTTTTGCGGGTGCAATGCTACGCGGTGAACATTGACGAGACCACGACCGATTATCTTTTTTACCGCTCGTATCCGGAGGAGGATTCACGATGGATTCTTGGCAAATCGGAGACCGACATAAACGGCCAGACATGGGCGAAAGCATATTTAGACACGGACGTGTTTTTAATTTTCCCGTCTCAGAAATACGCGACGTTACTTTTTAACCCCACGACTCCGATTCCTGCGACGGGAACATGGATCGTCCGAACTATCGCCTACGGATATATAGTCCCGGTGCGCGTGGTCGATGCGTTGCAGGATAGCCAAGCGCTTACGTCAGGATTCTAATGACACGATGGGAAATCATTTATGGCGGCGAGGACTGGCAGTCACGACCGCCGGGGGGCGCGGGTATATTCGGTCCATCGTGCGGAATTCTGCTGGAGACCGGCGCGCCTGACTATATTCTGGTTGAGGATTCAAGCGGCTCAAACGACGTGATCTTGTTAGAGGACTGTTAGCCTATGCCGACATCAAAAAAAATTACAGCGATGCCGTCATTAGGCGGTGCACAGGTCCCGACAGACCTCATTCCGGCGATTGACCTTAGCGCGCTTCCAGCCGCTCAGAACGTCCAGACGACGCTCAATGACCTGTTCGCGACGATCACAAAAAACATTACCGACGGCGCTCTCAGATTCCAGGCAGTGACGGCCCCGGCGACCAGCACGGCGGGCAACGGCGCAATCTATTTCAGCTCGGCGACATCTACATTTCAGGCATCGCAGGCGGGCAGCGCGTATGCCGCTATCGTCCTGGCGGGCTCGATCACGACAAGCGGATTGACGCAGTCCACGGCGCGCATACTCGGACGGACGACAGCCAGCAGCGGAGCAGTTGAGGAGATAACGGTCGGCGCGAATCTGTCACTCTCAGCGGGCTCTCTCGCGGTGACTGGTGTCGCGGTCTCGGGCTCGATCACGACCTCGGGACTGACGCAGTCCACGGCGCGCATGCTCGGCAGAACCTCCGCGAGTACAGGAGCGGTCGAGGAGATCACGGTCGGCGCGAATCTGTCACTCTCAGCGGGCTCTCTCGCGGTGACTGGTGTCGCGGTCTCGGGCTCGATCACGACCTCGGGACTGACCCAGGCGACGGCGCGCATACTCGGACGGACGACAGCCAGCAGCGGAGCAGTTGAGGAGATCACGGTCGGCGCGAATCTGTCACTCTCAGCGGGCTCTCTCGCGGTGACTGGTGTCGCGGTCTCGGGCTCGATCACAACCTCGGGACTCACCCAGTCCACGGCGCGAATACTCGGACGGA